AAGCACCACACGAGTAGTCAACCTACCCCAAACCCAGTGCTCAAATGGTTTAAGACGGGACGCAATGGACAAATTGTACCTAGGAGACCTGGGGAAGATCATCCTAGGCTTGGACTGTTTGTCCATGACTCTAACCTTCTCCGCCTTAAGGAAAGGCCTCAGATAGGTGTCCCCCGAGTTGACGGGACCATCCACCCTCAACGACCTCTCCGCCTCGCTGTATCTACGACCGAGTGAGCCCTTATAGGACTCGGCCGTTCGTCGTAAAGACCACCTGACAACCCCGCTCCGAGCCGCTAAGCGCCTAAGGGTGGCAAACACCGCTTTGACGCCAGGTCCAACGGGCTCGTGAACCGAGTCGGGCACAGGTCCCAGAGTGCGCTTAAGTAGGGAAGCGATCTGGTTGTGGGGGCAATCCGCGTGCACGCCAGGTACCCACATACCGGCAAACGAAGTAGGGCACGCGGTCCTCATCGACCGACGACCGTTCACACACTGGGAACAATCCCAGTCGACCTTGCTGACGTCCAGGGAACATAGCGACCCGAGGGGAAGACCCGAAACGTCTCCCCAACAGATCCCAGCAAAATCGACAGGGCACCCCTAGTAAATGCGCAAACGGCCGGGGGAACGCAGCATATGACGATCCACGCGCGGTCGGGTAGACCGCTCGTGCAAGGACGGCTCAAAAGCGATAGACACACACGAGGCTACCGCAAGGTCAGCCACGTGCGGACGCAATGCAACCGCCCGACACCAGTCAACGGCCCTAGTTCGGAGGGCCGACAACAGCGTATCGTCACGCTCTCTCCACAGAGCGTACTGCCTGAGACGTCCGAGGAGTGCCGGAAACACCAACTCCGTACTCCTTTCTGATGTCTCGACGACAAAATACAAGCCATCGAGATCGGAACGCCCCTCAGCGACTCTTTCCGATCCTCCCCCAAGGATCTTGACACCGTTTTGCACTGATGCTAGGAGGTAATTCTGGACATCGGACCGATGCACAGAGGGGAGGTCTGGAGCCCACCGCCCTCTGAACATAGCACCCACACATCCATCAGGACCTCCCAACATGTCCTGCAAAGCCCGTACCCAGCGGGCCCGGCGCCTCCTCCGCGTTACCGCCACGGCGGAGGACGGGGCTATCGCCCCGCACCCTGATCTATCGGTGTCAGGCGTCGCAAACCTGCGACCGATATCAGTGAGAAAACCCCTGGGGGACCAGGACCCCGGGGGGGAGATGCCAAAGATTCCGCGTAGCGCAGCGGAAACAAGGGTGACGCCGACGGGTGCTGCGAAGCACCCGGCGACTTTAAGGACGAACAATGCCTCTCCAAGCATCGCCCTGTCCGCGTTCAGGCCAAGAGCATGATATGTCGGGTCAAAGTAGAAGGCCATCACAAAAATTCTAGAAGGCACTAAGGTAGCCTGCACCCGAACCGGCACAGTTTTACGTGTTGCCCGGGCTCGATGCGCACGAGGACATTATTTTACGGGCCTCTTAGCCCTAAGGAGGGTTACCCAACCACTTGAGCAGGGGCCGCTATGTGGACACGCAGCGACACGTCACCTGATATCGGTTCTTCCGTGTCCCGGCACAAAGGCCGTCCCGTAAGATGTGTAACGCCATCAACCGGCCAAAGGTGGACGATAGGGGTCTCCCGGCCACCAAACGATTATTTACCGCGCACAGGCTCTGCGCGTACCCCGTGGGCCGCTGGTCTAACTGGTCCCATGACAACACTGGG